GGTAAGCCATCTGGTGACGCTATTGATATTATCAATATCGCTATTAACGCTGCCCAGGCTAAGAACGTTTTCTTTAAAGGTTTTAAAACAAAGATTGAAAAGTCTCCTTGGTTTGCTGGCAAGTACTACGCCAAGATGGACTCCATTGATTTTGATAAATCTATTACTGTTTATTCTGGTCACTCTGAGCGTGAATCACACGAGGGTCTAAACCTTATGGTGGCAGTCCTTGACGAGATCTCTGGCTTTGCCACCGAAAATGCCAGCGGTAATGACCAAGGAAAGACCGCAGATAATATTTACAAGGCCTTTCGTGGTACTGTAGACTCTCGTTTTCCAGACCTGGGCAAGGTAGTGCTTCTATCCTTCCCAAGGTATCCAGGAGACTTCATTTCTCAAAAGTACGAGGAGGCCATACTTGAAAAAGACACTATCCAAAAACAGCATAAGTTTATTTTAAATCCAGACTTGCCAGAAGACGCCGAGGGTAACAACCTAGAGATAACCTGGGACGAAGAGCACATTGTCTCTTATAAATATCCCAACACCTTTGCCCTTAAAAGACCTACTTGGGAAGTAAATCCTACAAGATCTATCGAAGACTTCAAGCTAGCATTCTATACAGACCTTGGAGACGCAATGATGCGCTTCTTGTGTGTTCCAACTTTTGCCTCAGATGCTTTCTTTAAACAAAGAGAAAAGGTTCAAGCATGTATGACTGGCAGAAACCCCATCGATACTTTTAAGCGCTTTGACGAATCGTTTAAGCCAGACCCAGACAAGAAGTACTATGTCCACGCCGACCTTGCACAAAAGCATGACAAGTGTGCTGTGGCAATTGCTCACGTAGAAAAGTGGGTAAATATACAGGTAATCAAAGATTATGAACAGGTTGTCCCATTTGTTGTAGTCGATGCCGTAGTTTATTGGGAGCCAAAGATAGAGGGCCCCGTCGATCTTTCAGAAGTAAAGCAGTGGATTCAAAACCTTAGAAGGCTGGGGTTCGACATCGGACTAGTCACCTTTGACCGCTGGCAATCATTTGATATTCAGAATGAGCTAAAGGCTGTGGGTATTAGAACAGAAACCCTGTCGGTAGCCAAGAAGCATTATGAGGATATGGCAATGTTAGTATACGAAGAGCGTGTTGTTATGCCCTCGATGGATTTGTTGTTTGAAGAACTAACAGAGCTTAAGATTATGAGAAACAACAGGGTAGACCACCCTCGTAAAAAGTCAAAGGACTTGGCGGATGCTGTGTGCGGATCAATCTTTAATGCTATCTCTCACACGCCCAGAAACACAAACCTTGAGGTAGAGATTCATACATTTAGGGATCGTCCCAAGGTTGATGTTGCGGACCTTCCAGACAACGTGATACAATATAAACCCAAAGAGATTCCAGACGATGTTAAAGACTACTTAGATCGTTTTGGCCTTGTTTAACACAAAATGTTGGGCATACTTTAAGATTCAAACACCAGATTTAGTATAAAGGGCGGTACAATTGTTACCTATTGACATTGTATATTTCTCGAACTATTCTGGAAATACTAAAAGATTCGTGGAGAGGCTTAATGAAAATGACGCTATTAGGATACCTATTGATAGGAGCGATCGTGGTATTACCGTTGATCGCCCTTATGTCCTTCTGGTACCTACTTACGGCGGTGGCGAGGGACGAGCAGCAATACCCAGACAAGTACGATCTTTTTTAAACGTAAAAGAAAATCGTAACTTGCTCAGGGGCGTTGTGGGTTTTGGTAATACTAATTTCGGTGAACACTTTTGTAGGGCAGCCGATTTAATTAGTGCAAAGACAGGTGTGCCAGTCATTGCAAGGGTAGAGATATTTGGCACAGACGATGATGTGAATACAGTAAAAGAAAGGCTACATCTGCTTTATGGATAAGAACTACAGCTATCACGAACTAAATGCAATGCTAAACCTATATGGTGAAGATAAGACTATTCAATTTGATAAAGATAAGCTAGCAGCCAAGCACTACTTCCTTGATCACGTCAATCTTAATACTGTTTTTTTTCATAGTTTAGAAGAGAAGCTTGAGTATCTTATTGAGAACGAGTACTATGACAAAGATGTCCTCGATCAATATGACTTTGACTTTGTAAAGAATTTATTCAAGCAGGCATACGAGCACAAGTTTAGGTTCCCAACATTTTTGGGAGCATTTAAGTTCTACACCAGCTATGCCCTGAAGACCTTTGACGGAACTCGTTACCTTGAAAGGTTTGAAGACCGTGTGTGCATGAACGCCCTAATGCTTGCTAGGGGAGACAAAAAGCTTGCCCAGGATCTTGTGGAGGAGATCATTTCTGGGCGATTCCAGCCAGCTACGCCTACCTTCCTAAATTCTGGCAAGAAGCAGAGAGGCGAGTTCGTATCTTGCTTCCTGCTTCGTATCGAGGACAATATGGAGTCGATCTCACGCGGCATCAATTCCTCGTTGCAGTTGTCTAAGAGAGGAGGGGGCGTAGCTCTTAACCTAACGAACCTGCGTGAGGCAGGGGCACCAATCAAGAAGATTGAGAATCAGTCCTCTGGGTTATTACCAGTAATGAAGCTACTAGAAGATAGCTTTAGTTATGCCAATCAGCTGGGAGCCCGCCAGGGTGCGGGCGCTGTGTATCTTAACGCACACCACCCAGACATCATGCAGTTCCTAGACACAAAGCGTGAAAACGCTGACGAGAAAGTTCGTATCAAGACCCTTAGTCTTGGCGTGGTCGTACCAGATATCACGCTAGACCTAGCTAAGAATAATGAAGACATGTATCTGTTCTCTCCCTACGACGTGGAGAGAGTATACGGAGTTCCAATGTCTGACATTTCCATTACCGAGAAGTACCAGGAGATGGTAGACAATGCTGAGATTCGTAAGAAGAAGATCAACGCTCGCAATCTGTTCCAGACAATCGCTGAGCTACAGTTTGAGTCTGGCTACCCATACATTGTTTATGAAGACACGGTAAATGCGGCCAATCCAATTGCTGGTCGTATCAATATGTCCAACCTGTGCTCCGAGATCCTGCAGGTAAACACACCTACTACCTACAATGCAGACTTGTCATATGATAATATTGGTAAGGATATCAGCTGTAACCTGGGCTCTCTTAATATCGCCAAGGCTATGGAGTCTCCAGACTTTGGTAAGACCGTAGACACTGCGATTAAAGCTCTGACCTCTGTTGCAGATCTCAGCTACATTGAATCCGTAATGTCAATTGCCGAGGGCAACAAGAAGTCTCGTGCTATCGGTCTTGGACAGATGAATCTACACGGTTACTTGGGTAAGGAGAGAATTCGCTATGGCTCGGAAGAGGGTATTGACTTTACTAATATGTATTTTTATACCATTGCTTTCCATGCTATCAAATCCTCTAACGAGATGGCTAGAAAGACAGGTAATCCGTTTGATGGTTTTGAAGCTAGTAAGTATGCTAGCGGGGAATTTTTTGACAAATATACTGATAGGGAATGGTCTCCTGCTACAAGAAAAGTTGCAAAACTATTTAAAGATGCAAAGATTGAAATCCCTACACAAGACGACTGGGCTAAGCTCAAGAAGTCTGTAATGAAGTATGGTCTGTACAACCAAAACCTACAGGCTGTACCGCCTACTGGATCTATTAGTTATATCAACCACTCTACTTCTAGCATCCATCCCATCGCTTCTAAGATTGAAATTCGTAAGGAAGGTAAGCTTGGTCGTGTCTACTACCCAGCACCGTACCTTGATAACGACAATCTGGAATACTTTGAAGACGCTTATGAGATTGGGCCAGAGAAGATCATTGACACCTACGCTGCTGCAACACAGCACGTAGACCAAGGCCTTTCGCTGACCCTATTCTTTAAGGACACAGCAACAACAAGAGACGTGAACCGTGCTCAGATCTACGCATGGAAGAAGGGTATTAAGACTATCTATTACATTCGTATTAGACAGCTTGCACTAGAAGGAACCGACGTAGAGGAGTGCGTATCATGCATGTTATAAGACCAATTAACTGGAATGCCGTAGAAGACCCAGTAGACCTAGATGTTTGGAACAGACTTACTGCCAACTTCTGGCTACCCGAAAAGGTCCCACTCTCCAACGACATTCAGTCTTGGGCTAGCCTAAAGGAGCATGAGAGAACTCTTACTATGCGTGTCTTTACTGGTTTAACACTGCTCGATACAATTCAGGGTACTGTGGGATCAATGTCTATCATGCCTGATGCCAGAACCCCACACGAAGAAGCAGTAATTACAAACATTGCTTTCATGGAAAGTGTCCATGCAAAGTCATACTCTAGTGTGTTTTCCACACTATGTTCAACAGATGATATAGAAGAAGCATTTAGATGGAGTGAAGAGAATGAACATTTACAGAACAAGG